CCTCGGACACGCCCTGGATGGCGAGCTTGATCTTGTCGGTCTGCTTCCACCAGGCGTCGCCCATGCCGCCCACGTTCTTGTCGAACGCCTTCTTGACGGCGATAAAGCCGGTCACCATGCCGGTCAGCAGCAGCAGCACCGGGCCGCCGATGAGCGGCAGCAGCGCCAGCGTGGTCGCCATACCGCCCAGGGTGACGCCTAGCTGGCTGATCGCGCCCGAGATGAGCATGATGCCGCCGCCCAACGCGACCAGGCCGGCGAGCGCGCTGACCACGCCCACGATGGCGTCCCGCTGCTCCGGCGACATGGCGCTGAAGGCGCGCTCGATGCCCTCCGCGATCTTGACCAGCACGCGCAGCACCGGCGCTAGCAGGCGCTCCAGCGACTCCCCGAACATGCGCTGCATGTTGCGCCGCAGCTCGCGGAAGCGCTTCATCTGGAAGTCGAACGTCTCGGACATCTTCTCGAACGCTGCGTCGGTGGCGCCGGTCTTGTTGGCCATGGCGTCCATGACCTCGTTGACCTTGGCGCCCTCATTCGCCGTCAACGCCAGGGCGGCGTTCAGCCCCTCGATGCTGCCGAACAGCCGGGTGAACGAGTCCTCGGTGAACTCGGACGACTGCATCACCTCGCCCAGAAGCCCCACCAGGCCCTTCGCGCGGAGCGCCTGCGCGTCGAAGGCGACCCCCAGCCGCTTCGCCTCCTTCTCGGCATCCGAGCTTGGCTTGAGGATATTGCTGATCGCCGCCTTGAGGCCGGACACGGACTCGCGCGTCGAGATGCCCTGGGTCGTGACCGCGGCCACCGAAGCGAGCATTTCGTCCATGCTGATCTTCGCGGACGATGCGATCGGCGCCAGGCGGCCGATGGCTCCGGACAGCTCCTCTGCGTTGGTCTTGCCCGCCCGGATGGCGACGAAGAACGAGTCCGCGGCCTGGGCGGCGGTGACGTTATCCGCAGCATATGCGTTGACAACGGTGGTCAAGCCGTCAACGGCAGTCTTGACATCCGTGACGCCGCCGATGGCCAACTTGTTGGCTGTATTGAGGAAGTCGGTTGCGCGCGCCGCGTCCGTGATTCCGGCCGAAATCGTCTGGTACAGCGCGGCCGCCTGCTCCTTGGCGTCCAACCCGTAGGTCGCGGCGAGGTCCTGGGTGAGCTCGCCCATGCGCTCCATGGGGAACGCGGCCTGGTCGACGAGGGTCGACACCTCGGAGATGGCCTTCCCGAACTCGCGGGACTCGCGCATGGCAGCGCGGAAAGGCTGAATGATCCGGGTGGCCGCGAAGCCGATGACCGCGCGGCCCATGGCCTGCATCTGGCGGTTCTGCTGCTCCGCCTCGCCGCTCACCCCGCGCAGGTTGCGCCGGATGCGTCCGAACACGGGGGACGCGCGATCGGTGGCGTTGAACGTGAAGCCAAGGCCGAACTGGTTGAGCGCCATCCTACGTCCCCTTGCGACCGAAGGCTGCCTTCACCTCGCGCTCGTGTCGGTTGCACACCCACTCGAGCAGTTCGACTGCCTCCGCGACGGAGAGGTGTAGCACGCTCCAGTAGTCGACGCCCCGGAGGCCCCCGCCGAACAGGGGTTGGAGCGCCAACTCGCGCCGCAATGTTGCTACGTCCTCCGCCGTTAGCGCCCCGAGGATACCATCCCACGGCGCGCGCGCTTCCGCTCCCTGATCTTCTTGCCCGGGAGCAGAATTCCGTCGAAAGGGAGATCGAAGCGAACGAAGCGCCCGCAGTCTGGGCACTCCGCTTCGACCTCCGTGTCCACCCCGCAGTCGGCCGCGTCGAACGCGTCGCGCAGCTGCTCCGCGTCGTCCGAGCTCAGGCCGGGGTACTTCTCCGACTGGCCGTTGTTGCCGTCCAGCCAGTCCATGATGTCGCGCGCCTCGAGACCTTCGACCCCGACGATGCGCGACCGCAGCCCGGCGGCCATCTTGCGCCCCGGCTTCTGCCGCTTGAGCTTGTCGAACAGCTCCTCGGTCTCGCCGCTCTGCAGCCGGAACTGCACGAGCCGGTTGTCGATCTTGACCTCGAACGGCTTGCCCTCGCGCAGCAGCTCGGCGCTCTCCTCGGAGAGCGGCTGGTACGTGAGGTCCTCGTCGATGTTGAAGTCGTGGTCCCACACGTACGAGCAGGGGCAGGTCACGTTCTCTACGGTGTAGACCTCGCCGTCGGTGTAGGACAGCTTCCGCAGCTCCAGCATGGCCTTGATGCGGTCGCCCGCGCACATGCGGTGCCAGTCCGCCTTGCCGTGCGCATCGAGGAACTGGTACGGGCCGGGGTCGACGACCTCGGCCGTGCAGCGCTCTAGCACCTCCTGCATGGCGCGCGTGAGCGCGTTGCCGCGGCGCTGCTTCTTGGCCTCGGCCATGAAGTTCTCGTCCGCGAGGGTGAGCTGGCGCATCGCGAGCACCACGCCGGACTCTAGCTTGACTGTGCTGATGGTTCCGTTCTCCACGGGCACACCTCCTCTTGTCCTGTACCTCTACCGACCCTTTACCTGCGCCGGTGGCCCGACGCTACGCGCCTACGCGGGGACGCGCTCCCACCGATCGGGCTGGATCACGACGGACTCGATGCGCGTCTCGTCCGCGTCGTTGTCCCAGTCCCCGGCAGCATACCGGCGGCAGTACGCATCGTACACCGTGTACCGCTCGACCTCGTTGCCGGACCGGTCCAGCTGCACGATATCGAACGTCCGGTACAGGTCGGGCGTGGTCAGCCCGGTCCCCGCGCCGGCGTCGAACGTGTCCTTGAACCAGTTGTACAGATCGAAGTCGTCCGTCACGCCGCGCTCGAGCGTGAGCTCGGGGAACGTGACCGTCCCGGGCGCGTTGTGCGGGTGCAGCCGGCCGCCCTCGCGGTAGGCGACGTTGGCCGCCTCGACCGCAAGCTCCGAGCACCGCACGAAGGCCGCGCGGGCGATGCCGTCGATCTCGATGATGAACGAGAACTTCTTGTACCAGTTGACAGGCGTGGCCATCGTTCAGCCCTCCTTACGCCGCGTTGAGCTCGGCCGCCAGCGCCCGCGTGTCCTGCGTCACCAGGACGACGATGAACTCCGCCGGCTTGTTGGTCGCGAGGCCGATGCGGATGCGCATCTCGCCTGCGAAAGTCAGGGACAGCGGGTTGAGCTGGTCCGATGCGTCGACGAAGAAGGCCGTGGCCGGGTCGGTCGACCGGAACGCGCCCTTGTTCATCTCGCGCAGCAGGAACGCCGTGATGATGCGCTTGGCCAGCATCCGGTTCTCCCGGTTGTTGAACCGGTGCTTCAGCACGACCAGCCCCTGCTTGACGGACGTCTCGATGAAGATGACGCCCCGGCGCTCCCCGATGTTCGGGAAGTTGCCCGTGGACTTGAGGGTGCGCCCGCCGTCGATGTGCCACGGCGTGCCCTCCAGCTTCGTGATCGGATTGATGCGCTTCGGGTAGACGAGGTCGCGCTTGCGCTCGTCCAGCACCTCGTGCTGCGCGCTGCCGCTCGGGTCGTCCTCCACGCCGTTCAGCCCGCGGATGATGCCGAAGCCGCCGCCGATGCCCGCCGGCGACTCGTACACGCCGCCGAGCTTCTTGTCGTTGGCCGCGTACAGGCCGGCAACCCAGCCGGAGTACGGCACGGTGACGTTGCCCTTGGCGTCCGACGTGAACAGATCGGGCGCCGGGTTGGTCACCTTGATCCAGGGCCAGTAGATGGCCCCGTACTCGGAGTACTCGACGATGCCCTCCGACTCGACCCACGCGACGATCTGCGCCGCCGTGTAGCCCGAGGGGCAATCGAGGATGCAGAACATCGTGCCGTTCCGGTGGGACTCGGCGTAGTCCATCATGGCCTTGTGCACGGCACTGGCGCTCACGCCCGGCACGATGAGGATACGCCCCGTCGACACGCGGTCGAAGCAGTACAGCCCCGTGGGGCCTGCCTCGTTGCCGATGTAGTCGGAGTTGGCGAGGCCGGTCAGGCCGTCGTCGCCGCCCGCCATGGCGGACGAGGTGCCGTTGGCCGGGCGCTTGAGCAGCGCCGAGTAGGCCAGGCCCTGGTCCACGGCCTCGATGAGGTTGCTGCCGGTGCCCGCGTCGTTGACGACCGTCTCGACGTAGTTGGTCGCGGAGTCGTCCATGGTGAGGTTCGGGAACACCTCCTTCACCACGCCGTCGTCGAGCACCTGCAGGTTGAACTCGGCCGCGGCGCCGCTGGTCGCGGCCGCGATGACCACCTGCACGGTGCTGTTGTCGTAGGCGGTCTTGCCCTTGCACTGCAGCGTGTTCTCGGGCGTGTTGTCGGCGCCGGTGTGCTGGAGGTTGTCCAGGTCCAGCTTGGCCGCGTCGTCCATGGTGGACGACGCCTCGATGCGGATCCACTTGGTGGCGCCGGCCGTGTCCGTCTGGAAGGTCAGCGTGCCGTCGCCGTTGACGACGACGTCGACGTCCGCGACGGCCGCCTCGACGATGGCCTCGATCTCCGCGCCAGTCACCGCGCCCACGTCGGCCACGTTGCCGGTGCCCTGCACCAGGGACGTGGGGAACGTCAGCAGCGGGTTCGCCGCCGGGTTCTGCGTCACCTGGACGTAGCTGCCGGTGCCCAGGGTGTCCGACTCGATCACCACCTGGCCGCCGCTCTCGTAGACCTTGCAGCCCGAGAGCTGCGCGTTCATGGTGGCGGCGATCTGCGCGGCCGTGGTCTCGGTCCCCGCGAAGGTGACGGTCTGCTCGGCGCCTTGGTCGATGCGCGCCTTGAGCTCACCCGTACCAGCGGTGACCGGGTACGTGGTCGTATCAGTCACCTTGGCCGACGCCGCGTTCACGGTCGCCGTGGTCGGGCCGCCGGCATCGGTGGTGATGTCGAGCGTGTCGCCGTCCACTAGCGCGAACGTCTCCGCGTTGCCGCTGGTGACTGCGCCGGGCGTGGCGGCCGTGCCACTGTTCTGCAGCATGGTCGAGCCGATCGCGGCGGCGGCGGTGTTCGGGTCGGTCAGGTCGGTGAAGTGGCACGTGCGCACCACCCACATGAACGACCCCTGGTTGTAGAAGAATCCGTACGCGGCGACCGCCAGCTCCGCCTCTGCGGTGAAGCCGCCGAAGTACCGTACGTACTCCTCGAACGAGGTGAGCAACACCGGCTCCGCGATGGGGCCGCGCTCCGTGATGCCCAGCGCCAGGGCCACCGCGCTCGGCAGCGCCGTGATGGCCGGGATGCTCGGCTCCTCCTCGAGAATGACTACCTTGCTGGCCAGAAGCTCGGTGCTCGCCATCGTTTTCCTCCGTCAGCCGCCCGCGGCGGCGGTGCTAGTCCTGCCCGTCCGTTTCGGTCCTCTTGGGGGCGGCCCTCTTCCGGGACGCCTTCGCCTTGCCCTTGGGTGCCTCGGGCTTGTCCTCCCGATGCGCCTTCACCTTGGGCGCCGGGGGCGCCTTCTCCTTGATGACCTTTACCTGGGGGCGCGGCCCGGCGAGGTGCGGCTGCAGATCGGTGCACGCCAGGATCTCCCTGGGTTGCCCGCGCAGCAGCCCCTTCCGCGGCAGGTGGACCACGCCGGACGAGCCGTTGCTATCACAGTGGCAGCGGCCGACCTTGACGCAAAATTCTTGGTGCGGCTTGCGGATGATGATGGTCTTGTTGGACAGGTTCTTCAAAGTGACGGTGTCCATCGTGCCTCCTCGCTACTGGCCCTGCACTTCGACGACCGGTTCGCCGTCGTTGGCCGTAATCCTCCAGCCGCGCTCGATGATCGTACCAGCTTCGTCGTCCACATGCACGCCTTTGATCTCAACCTGGGCGCGCATACTGTTCAGGTCGTCCTTGTTGGGGTCGGTGTTGTACACCGGGTAGCCGAAGAACGGGATGCCCACCGCGTACTCGACGTAGCCCAGCGCCGGCTGGGACGGGTCGCGCTCTACGCGCAGCCATGTAATGTCGCGGAACATCTGCACAAACGCCTGCCCCAGCGACGTTAGCTCGCGCGTCGTCTCCGCCCACGCCTGCACCTCGAACGCGATGTCTTGCGTGACCGGACGGGCGCGCCGAATGTAGGCGTCTACGTCGGCGGGGTCCTGCTCCACGGGTTCGCGGTTGATGCTGTCGAACCGGTTGAGCGGCGTCTGCGGGCCGACCAGGTGCACCACCGGGGCCTCGGCCTTGAGCAGCTCGAGCTGCGTCGGGTCGGCCACGTAGTCACGCTTCACCGTCATGTGCGTGTTGGCCAGTAGGTGCTGCCTGAACAGGAGGATCAGCTGACGTATCACGCGCTGGAAGTACGACTCCGCCGGTAGCTCCGGAGCCTTGACGGTGTACCCGCCCGCCAGCGTAGCCTCCTCGCCGGGAATGGGGACGCCGCTGCCGTCGACGTTGCGGACCACGACGTCCAGCGCCGCCGGCAGGTCTGCCGGGTCGCCGCGCCACAGCG